CAGAAACCACGATGGCAAATATGCTGAATAACTATGGCAATGCACGTAATAATATTCAGACAACGGCTAATCGTTCCCTTGCAGACCTTGAACAGAACTACAATAGTAATCTGTCGCAGGCTATGCAGGCATACAATTCCGCAGTTGCTAATGCTAATCTTCAGAAAGCACAGCAGGCAATCTCCCTTGAGAACGCTCTGGCTAACAATCAGATTTCCGCTCTTGGAGATTATCAGAGCCTTATGCAGAGAGAAAATCAGAACTATCTCGATCTGCTCAAAACGGCTATTGCAAACGGTGCTAACTTTGCATACACGCCTACGGAAGCTAATAACGCTGTTAATGCCGTTGCAGTTCAGCAGGCTAGTATGCCTACGGCTAATACTAATTACGAAGCAGTTCAGGCTCTTATGAACGCATACAACAATGGCGGTGGTGGAGCAGTAGCGCTTACTAATCCGTACACAAGTCAGAACTCGTTGGCACAGATTTTAGCGCAGCTTCAGAAGGGAGCATAATATGCAGAACCGGGAAGTAGGAAAAACATATCCAAAGAGTCCAATGGGCGGTTCTCCCAAAGCAACGGTTAAAGACGCAGTATACAAAAAGAAACTAGAGTATGTTTCTACTGAAAAAGAAAAGAACCAAAGAGACGCAATAAACAAACTTGTCACAGCATATAATAACAAGGCATACGCAAATCCTAAAGCACCATTGCTTCAGCAGTACGAATCAACTACTGATGTAGCACCATATTCGCACATGGAAGGCGTAAACCTTATGGAACGTGGCGCAGAGAACTTGGGTGGCAGGCTTGCATTTGCGAATAAGTGGACGAATCCTTACGGTACTTCCTATAACATTGGACTTGATCTTGGCAATCTATATAGGGGTATGGGAGAAGTTGGCGTTACTACTCCTGTCGGTCGCTTTTCTCGTGGATTTGAAGACAATACGGACTACCTTTCATACGAAAACAAACCCGGATTAAACGACATCGGCTTTGACGCATTTTACGATAGTGGCTATATGGACTATCCGCTTGACGTATCTGCTCATTACGGCAGAGATGATGACGGAGCAAACAGTCTTTACGCATTTGCCAAAGCACCCGTAAATCAGAATTATTATAACCAAGTAGACACTCCGTTAGGATTACTTGCGTATGGATCAAATGCTCAAGACAACATAAACAAAGGAAATGTCTACGCAAGTTTCACACCAAACGATTACATTCAAGCATTAGCAAATCTTCTTTATAGATAAGGGGAAAACATGGCTCGTAAAAATCTCGATGAAATGGATTTTACAAATAAAATATTGCAACGTACTGTTCAGAATAAAGTTCCTGAACTGAAACGGACATCATCAGCACCGAACAGAGGATATTCTGACGATGCTATGAAACTTTTGGCTAGTGGCAGATACGGACAACAGCACATGGCTGAAAGGAAGATGCACGAGTATCAGAACAGAGTAGCGGAAGAACAGCGCAAGTATCAGTATGATTACGATGCGTATGACAAGAACACCCTTGACAGAGGGAAAACTACGTTTCAATGGACTCCGAGTGACCAGGCGTATTTGCAGAGAATCTATGACAGATATGGTGATAGCGAACTGACAAAGCGTACTCTGCGTGAAAGCAACCGTACAAAGGACTGGGAAAAGAAATACGGAAAATCCTATGACGAGATTTACAGAGACTTCCTTGCAGATCAGGGCAACGTGAAGATGGAGATGGGCGAAGAACATCCTTTCCTTACGGAAATCGGTACTGTTCTGAACTCTGTTCCTACGGCTTTATCCGCACTTCCTAGCCTTGCAGCGAATCTTATTGACCCAAATAGCAAACTCGGTAAAAATTTTGAGGAAATTCGTCAGAAGAAAGCCGAAGAAAACAAATATTGGAGAGCAGGCGTTAAAGAGCATACCGGGGAAAAAGGCGATAGAGTTATTGATACGGCTAATTCCATTGCGGATCGCATGGCTAATACTATTGCCGGTAAAACTGTTGGTACGGCTCTTGGTGGCGCAGGACTTGGAAACGTCCTTGGTGGTACGATGGCAGGCTTGTCTGATGCAAATATGCAGTTAGACGACCTTGCATTACGTGGTGTTGATGGCAGACAGAAATACGCATCTGCATTGGCTCATGGTGCTGTTGAAGGCATCGGAACGGGCATTACGGGCGGTATTCTTGATAAACTTCCTGCTTTAAGTGGCGTTAAAGGCTCTTTGATGAACATTGGTAAGGGCGCAGGAAACGCAGCCTTTGAAAATGCCGTATCAGAGTGGGTTGAAGGCAAGGCAGATACCAAGATAAATCAAGAAAATAGCCAAAGGGCATACGATAAATTGATGTATTTGGCTCAAGGTGCGACCGAAGAGCAGGCTGAAGCATTGGCTGACGAAGCACAAAAGAGCAGGATTAAGCAAGCAGCTTTGACCGGAGCAATCTTTGGTGGCGGTATGACTCTTGCTACCAACGGTCTTAAAAAGATGTTTGGTGGCAATAATAATGTCGTACCAGAACTTGAACCCGAAGAAGAATTACCTGATTCGTTTGTAGTTTATCAGGGCGATCAGCCGAAGGCTACCGTTGAAGCACCGAAAGCAACTGTTGAGCCGGAAATAGAAACGAAAGTTCCAGAAGTTGTACAGCCTGAAGCAAAGGCTGTTGAGACACCGAAGGCAGAAACCCCAAAAGAATACACTGTTCAGGAGCTCAATGGCAAGAATGGCAAGAAAATCTACACAGTTAGAGAAGTTGTTGACGATAGCACAACGAGACCGGCAGAAGCAGGAAAGGTTTACAATACAAGGGCAGAAGCGGAGCAAGCATTGGCTCGTATTGCCGAAAACGAAGTTCCTGAAACCCCTAAACCGACAGTTGAAAAGCCAAAAGCAAATGCACCGAAGGCACCGGCTGAGCCTGTTATAAAGCGTTTAGAAGGCGCAGAACTGGATGATGCGAAGGCACGTTTGTCTGAATACGATGCACAGTTACTTGAGATCGAAGAAAAGATAAAGGCACAGCAAAAGATTCTCAATGAAACGCCTGACCTTAAAAAGAATAAAGCGAAGCGTGGTGCTGCTTTCAAGGAATTGAAAAAACTTCAAGAGCAAGCGAAGTCTGTTCAAAAGCAGAAACGAATCACATCTAATAATGTTAATGGCAAACTGAATGCTGTTAAAGACCTTCTTGACGATGATGATAGATACGCACTTTTTGACAACAGAGACGGTCTTGTTGCAGACATAAACTACGCACAGAAATTTGCAGGCGATTCCAAAGAAGCAAAGGCTCTTGCAAAAGAAGCCAAGGATGCATTAGACAAGTATGTTGAAAGCGGAGATCAGGATGACTTCTACGATTTCGTTATGAAAGTAGAGGAACTTGACAGGCTTGCAAGAGAAGTAAATGCAGAATATAAGACAAAAAAAGGCAGAACCTACACGCACGATGATTATTTCGGGCAGTCGAAAATAGAAGCAACTGGTGAGGTACGGCAGAACGGATTGTCTGATAATGTGGCTATGCGCATGAATGCTTTAAGGAATGCAGCAGAAGTTGCCCAGGGCAGATACACAATGCCGGAAGCAGAGGAAAGTGCGCCCATTACAGTCTATCGTGGATATAATAAATCAGATAATCCGTTTGAATCTAATCTCACAAGAACGCAGTCTATTTATGACGTATTGGGGAAAGACAAACCATACGCAGAAGAAAATCTCCCGTTATCATATTTTACTGAAAGCGAAGATGTTGCAAATAGATACGCTAATCAAAACGCTGATTATTTGAAAATTATGGAAGAAGATGCAAGAAGGGAATATAGAGACCTTCAAGCGCAAGGTAAAAAACCTAATGTTTCCATTGATGAATATGCTAGTCGGCGAGCGTTGGAAAAATATAAAACGCTTACTGGAAATGATTATCAAAGCAACGGACGAGTAGAAAGCCGACAAATAAATCCTAAAAAGGCGCTTGATTTATCTGATCTTGGAGAGGTTTCTACTGTTGACGATATATACAAGTATCTTTCCGAAAAGACTGGAATTAGTGAGTTAGACCTTGATAAAGCACTACTACTCTCCGATTTGGAATCAGAAGGTTTGGATGATATTAACGTATTTAGACTTCTTCGCAACGAAGGAAACGGCAGAGTAGGTAGCAGATTTGTGGAATTTTTGAGAAACAACGGCTATGATTCTGTCCGTTATGCAGAGGACGGAACTAATCATTGGGCAATACTTAATCCTGAAGATTCAACTGCCAAGGCGATTTCTACTGAAATGCCTGAACCTGAAGTTCCGACACAGCCGATACCTGAAGTAAGGAATCCGAACCAAGGAACATATACAATTCCTGAAAATAATCGTGTTCCTGAAATGACACCGCCTGAACCGCCTGAAAAAACAAGGTTAAGCAGGCGTTACGAGTCCTTAAAGAACAGCGACCTGATGAAACGATCCGAAGCGAACGCAAAGATGAACGAGGAAGCACGGAAAGCAGGCGTATATGATAGGGATGTTGAAAGCCGTATTAAAGCGCAGGAAGAAGCGATAAATGAGTACATCAATGACACGGAAGCTGTAAGAGAAAACAACCTTAAGAAGTCATGGAATAGCGGTAAAGACATTGATACTTCCATGTTGATGATGCACGATGCTCTGGAAGACGGAAATCAGGCAGAGTTTAACCTTGTTGCCTTAAAGCAGGCAGAAGAGTTAGGTGGCGCAGGACGTGTATTGAGAGCCACAAGAGACTACTCTGGCACGAAGGAAGGTACGCTTGCGAAGGGCGTTGAGTTCCTGAACGACAAGGCAGAAGGCGTACTGAAGAATAAAAAAGCAAATGCGCAGTTTGATGCTATTGCAAGCAGAATCTTTAACGATGGTGATTATTCTGGTCTTCAGGCACTCGGAATGGACGAACGTGCAGTTAATAACATTCGTGAAGCGATTGAAGCCGGTGCAAGCAAAGACACCATAAAGAAGATGTTGGCTATGTATCAGGCTGTTGGTTCTACGGGAATCTCGAATGATGCGATCCAGAAAATCAATGCTATTTACAACGAGATCGAAGCGAGAAATCTTAATCCGACAAGCAAAGCAAGAGCCGAACTTGAACTTGATGCGTATAAGGTATTAGCACAGGATATCGGTGGTAAGAGAACTGTTAAAGAGATGTGGGATGCATGGCGTTACTTGGCAATGCTCGGAAACCCGAAGACCCATATCAGAAACCTTCTTGGTAACACTACTCATTACATGGTGACGGAAATCAAGGATAACCTTGCAGCGACCCTTGAAGACTCTATGGATAGAGCAAACCGTGCGATGGGCGGTCAGGGTATTGAGAGGACAAAGGCACGTCTCACAACCGAGGATAGCGGTCTTGTTGCTAAATCTGCGCAGGATGCGGATGACGTAGCCTATGCAATGCTGAATGATTCCGGCAGTAAGTACAACGTAAAGGACGAGATCAGCAGGGCAAGAGATTCATTTAACAACAAAGCAATGTCGAAGATAGACGAACTTAACAGCACTTTGCTTGACCGTGAAGACTATTCGGCATTGAAACGCAAATACTCAAAATCCTTGGCAAGATACCTGAAAGCAAACGGAGCGGATGAAAGCATTTTTGAAGCAACGGATGATGCAAGCAAGGCATTACTTGACAAGGCTAGAGCATATGCAATAGACGAAGCGAAGCAGGCTACATTCCATGAGTACAGCAAATTGGCTGAAACGCTTAATATGTTCTCGAACAGGATGCAGAACGGAAATATCGGAGAAAAGGCTGCAGGAATGGCTATTGAAGGTCTTGTGCCGTTCAAGAAGACTCCTATTAACATCCTGAAACAAGCGATTAAGTATTCCCCGGTCAGCCTTGCAAAAGGTATTGGCAAGGTCATGGATAATATTAAGACCGGCAACAGCACAGCAGCCGATGCGATTGAAGACTTTGCATCTGGATTAACTGGAACTGGAATTATGGCACTCGGATATTTCCTTGCACAGCAGGGTTATTTGACGGGTGGACAGAATGCAGACTGGGATGTAGACAATGCAGAGTCAGAACAGGGTAGTCAGAACTACGCAATTAAGATAGGCGATAAGTCCTATACATTAGACTGGCTTGCGCCCATGTCTCTTCCGTTGTTTGTCGGCGCTGAATTAAACAAAATGTTTAACGATGATGGCGAAGACGACCAGGACACCGTTGATAAAGTTATGTCGGCATTGTCAACCATAGCGGAGCCGGTAACTGAAATGTCCATGTTGCAAGGCATACAGAATGCTCTTAACGAATTGTCTTACAGCAGAGAGAACGTACTTGGAACGCTTGGAGCGAACACAATAATGGGTTATACTTCGCAGGCTGTGCCTACGTTAGCAGGACAGATAGCACGAGCTGCTGACCCATACAGAAGAAGTACCTACTCGGATCAGCCGTCAGGATTCAAACGGCAGTTTGACAAGACCACACAGAAGATGAAGAATAAACTTCCGTTCTTGTCAATGTTACAACAGCCGTATATTGATTACAAAGGCAATATGCAGGAAACGCAGGGGTTGGCAAGTTCGTTACTTGGAAACAATTTCGGTACGAGACTTATCGACCAGATGGTTTCTCCCGGCTACTACAAAGAGGGCAATGTCACGGCAGTTGATAAAGAACTTAACAGGCTCTACGAATCAACCGGCATTGACGTTTATCCGAACGTGGCAAGTGGTAAGGTTGATGATGTGCGGTTAAGCAAAGAAGACTTCACGAAGTATCAGCAGATTTACGGCAAGAATACTGACGATTTCTTCAATGCGTTTATGGCTACACCGGAATACCAGTCACTTGATGACCAGACCAAGGCAGAAGCACTTGACAAAATCAGGTATTTTGCACGTAAGATTGCTGACTATGAGGTTGGCGGTAAGGCTCTTGAGAGCAAGACAGATCAACAGTTGTATAAAGCATACAAACAGAATGGCGCTAGTGCGATTGCTGAATATTACAAGAACAAAGCGCAGGCAGATAGCCTTGGATTAAGCGTTGACACTTATCTGAAACAGCAAGACGAATATGCAGGCGGTGCAGCGCAGTATGCAGCAGACAGAGATTATGCAAAACAGTATGACCTTAATGTAAGTCAATATCAAAAGGTTCTCGACCAAGCCGGCGCACAAAGCCAAAAAGTCCTGAACGATCTCCCGGCTTTAATCGGAATGGATATGCCGAAGAGTTCATACTATACTTACGCAAACGCAGTAAATGTAATTCCTTCATTGACACCTGAAGAGTTTGCACAGACGTATAACGCCATTGATACAAACAAAGAAAATGCAATGACACAGACGGAAATGCTTGACTTCCTTAACAGCAATAATCTGACTGAAGAGCAGGCAAATACAATCTGGTATGCGTATGGCGGTTGGACTAATAAAAAGGGTATGCCAAAGAAGATTAAATTAGAAAACGGAGTATTTAAGTCGTATTATTAAGGGGGTTGTGATGGACGATTTTGTAACAAAAGCAGTTCATGATGAATTTGCGAAGAGAATAGACGAAGAGAACGACCGTCAGAACCATAGGCTGTCAGTCCTTGAGAACGGTCAAGCACAGATAGCGGAGTTAGTTTCATCCGTGAAAGTGCTTGCCGTGAACATGGACACAATGTCAAAGGAACTTTCAAAGCAGGGAGACCGGCTTGCCGAGATCGAGGGCAAGCCTGCAAAGAGATGGGAAACGGTCATAGCCTGCATAATTACTGGTATTTTAGGGTTCGTTCTCAATATGCTTTTAAGCGGAGTCATCAAGTAGTTTCACGATTGTTTCATGGGTGGAACGAGTACCAGAGATAGAACTTCCTTCTACAAATCACAGATGATATATTCTCTGTGGGGAGTAGAAAAGGGGGAAGTCATGATAATATCAGACTTTACGAACATCGAACTTGACTGCTTGCGGAAGAATTGTAATTTTGTAGGTAACGAACGGGGAGTGTTTGAACTGCGGAGTCAGGGATTAAGCCTTGAAGAAATAGCAGAAGTCCTGAATCTATCTGTCGATGGTACAAAGAAGGTCAGCAGAAAAGTAAATAGAAAGATCGCAAGAGTACACTTCTAACGCACAAAAAGGACGCTTATTGTACATGGTAAGCGTCTTTTTTTGTTGCCATAATTTAGGTATGGACACAGAAAAACTATGGAACAAATTACTGGAAAACGATGATATCAAAAAGATACCACTAAAAGACGTTATTAAGGTGGTTATCGCTGTGTTTGAAGTCATCAATTCCGGCGATTGTTACTATGAAAATGAATGAAAGGAGTTTCTATGTACCCTATCTATCAGTACCAATCTTTTTTGTCACAGCCGACACAGAGCATCCAGTACGTGAACGGCAAGCAAAGCGCAGACTCATACCCTATGAATCCCAATTCAAGCGTGATTTTGATGGACTCCAATATGTCTCGTTTCTACGTTAAGCAGACGGATGCAAGCGGTATGTCTACGGTTAAGTCATACGATTTCACGGAAGTAGAGGAAGAAAAACCCACGGAATATGTAACTAAATCAGAGTTTGAGAAGTTCAAAGAAGGACTGAAAGGAGATAAACATGAATCCGTTGATGAATCTACTGGGGAATAATACACAGATTCCAAAGGTTAGTCCAGAACAGATAAACATGGTTAAAGACATGGTTTCCAAAAAGGGAATCAGCGCAGAGACGTGGGTAAGGCAGCTATGCGCCCAACGAGGAATCAATGTGAACGAGTTTATGGAGCAGTTCAAAGATGTTACCCTTCCGTGATGCGCACACGGTTTGGAATAAAAAAATAAATGAAAGGAGTAGGACAATGGGAGAAACTACATTTGGAGAAGGCTCATGGATTTTTGGTCTGATCGTACTGTTAGGACTGTTTGGCGGTTTTGGCGGTGGCTTTGGCGGTAACAACGCTGCTATGGCAGGATTTGCTACAACGGCTGAAGTGCAGAACAGCATTAACTCTGCATTTGCACAGCAGAACGCACAGAACATCTTACTGTCTTCGGCAAACAACAACTATGAAACGGCTAGGCTGATTTCTGACCAGAACATGGCAATGATGAATCAGTCCAATAGTAACCTTATCAATGCCATTCAGGGTTATAATTCCCTCGGTGCAACGGTTCAGAACGGATTTTCTTCTGTGAATCAGTCGATTGCAAACCTTGGCTACAAGATGGATGAGTGTTGCTGTTCTATTAAGACAATGTTACTTGAGAACCGCTTGCAGGATACGCAGTTGGCTCTGCAGGACGCACAGAACAAGGCAGTTAATGCTGAACAGAGTGCTTATCTGCTCAACGTCATGGGCAAGTGGGTTGCTAATGCTCCGGCAGCAGCAGGCGCATAGTGAGGTGGCAACATGAAAGTAATTAAGGTTTTAACAGGCAAAATCAGGGAAGAAATCTGCGATGCTAAATCATACGCAGAACTCGCACTTGAGTACAAAGAGACTTATCCTGACCTTGCAAGGACGTTCTACAATTTGTCCATGCAGGAGATGGATCATAAGACTATGCTACACAATGAAGCGACAGAAATTATCAAACGCTATCGTGAGAAGAATGGCGAACCGCCTGCTGACATGATGGCAGTATACGAGTATCTTCATAAGGAGCATATCGAGAAGGCTCTGGAAGTCAAAACGCTACAAGCGATGTATAAGGAGTCTTAATATGGAAGGGGGCGTACCAAGTGTACGTCCTCTTTTGTAAAAGTGCTTGCAAAATGATTTCAATTAAGGTATTATCGAAACGGTCTAAAGAGTAACATAAACGGAGTCAGGAATCAAAAAGTCGTCACGAAATCCGCAAACGCAGTAAACATCAGCGTTTTAGCGACTGTGGATTAGGTTCGAATCCCATCCTCTCCGCTCTTAAAAATACATTGAAATAGCCTAAAAATCAGGCATTTTCACATCTGAAACATTCCACGTGACAACATTATGACAATAGCGTGTTTATGCGGTTTATAGACGCACTCTATTAAAAAGTCGTCAGAAAAGTTGTCATGGCAAAATAGCCACATAGTGTATTAAAGAGAATGGGTTTCGACCCAACCTCTCATAAAATGTGACTATCCTAATATGCTGTTGTAAATAATTTCTTGGGATTCTTTGGCTTTCATCTCGTGCCGATATACACGTTTCATGGTGTAGTCCGTCTTCCATCCACCAGTAGCGATGATGTCAGCGTCAGACATACCTTTATCGTGTGCATAAGACGCAAAGAAGTGCCGGCAATCGTGCAGCCGGAAGCGTTGAATGCCTAATTTGTCCTGATATCTGTTGAGTGCAACCAGAATTGTGTTCGGATATCCGTTGAAAATCTCGCCTTTATCCTTTATTTCTTCAACAAGAAAGTCTGGAATATAGACTTTACGTGTACTGTTCCTAGTCTTCGTGGTTTTTATGACCCATTTACCGTCTCTGTTTTTAACCTTTGCCTTGTTAATGGTAAGCAAATTACCGTCAATATCATCTAATGTTAAAGCGCAAATCTCCGATCTTCTCAAACCCATAAGAGCCAATTCAAAAGGAATATGATATCTGATATCGTCCTTGCTTTCATCAAGTATCATTTTGACTTCCTCGTATGAGGGCGTATAAGGCTCATAATCGACCTCTTGTGGCAAAGTGGTATGAATCTTCATGTTCGGTCTAAACTGCCCTATAACAGCCGATACGAAGCCGTGGACGTTATGTGTGGTCTTCGGTGCATGGTTGGCAGAGTGTTCGTTGACTAATCTCTGGATATCTGCCTGTGTGATACAGGAAATATCCATCATTCTGAACCATTCAGGAAGATTATTGAGCGTTGATTCATAACCGGGGATCGTGCTAGGGGAAATGACATCGTTTCTTAAATGAATATATTCTTCCGCACGGGATTGAAAGCTGCCCTTTAACGGAATAGTCTCTGCCCGTTCGGACATGATTCTTAACACTTCCGCTTGAGTAGGCTTTCTATCAAACGTAAGTGTTACAGTTCTTTTATTGATTTGTTTTCTTACACGATATTTCCCGGAAGGGAGTCTTTCAATCTTCATCTTTTCTTAACGGACACGACATAACAGCATTCAAAATCTCATCGTGCTGTGCGTTTTTTATGAATATAGCTTCAAATAATAAGTCCATACGCTTGTCTTTGAGTTCGACCTGATGTTTCAGAAACTCAAGGCTATTATTAAACTGTTCACGTTCCCGTTCTAGCTTCTCATGGTACTTAACCTTCTCACGATCCAGTTCGTTCCGAAGTTGTTCCACTTCACGTTCCAATTCTCGCATCCGTTCCATCTTTACTTTAAGCAGGGATTTCATAGCCTTGGTGTCGAGATCGTCAGATTCTTCTTCGATGTCAACGTCAAGAAGAGCATTTGCTATCGGAAGAATTGTGAAATCATAACTGAAACTCTGCTTGTCTTCTGAACCATCAGCGAACACTCGTGAAAGAGTAGATTTTGACACGGAATTTCCGGTTGATTCAACCATATCTTTGATTTTGTCAAGAGATAATTCCTTTTCTTTTTTGACTTCTTTTAGTTGCAGAATTAGGTTTTTGGTGTTCGTCATATAAAACCCCCGTTTCATGTTTTGTACTTTTTTCTGTACTATAAAATTGATACCATATAAGATGAAAGGAGCAGGCTATGAACGATAAAGATTTTCTTACTTCTTATCATTCTTTACCGAAGGAACTTCGTCTGAAGGTGGTCGCAATCCTAATATCCAGTCTACCATCGCACGATCTTTTTCGGATGCATTGTGATATAGGTCAAGAAGAGTCCTGTCGTTTTCCTGCTGAATATATATATCAAGGAAAGTTTGCATCGAAGGAGTGATCTCTGGTTCTTCTTCATCTAAACCCATGAGTTCAAGTTCTGTAACATGGAAGACTTCCGCAAACTTTGTAATCATGGAAGATGGAAGATTTACCTTACCGTTTTCTATCTGCGCGACCATACTCTTTCCACTATACCCAACAGCTTCAGCTAACTCTTGCTGTGACATATTATGAAGTTTTCGTAACCGTTTTATGTTTGAATACAGTTTCAACATATCATTTTCCTCGCTTGTATGGCTCTATTATCTCACATTGTGTAACAAAAGTAAACATTTTTGAAAAAACTCTTGACAATGGTTTAATATGGTTGTACTATATGGGTGTTCAATGAGATTACACCACAACATATGGTAGAAAGGAGACGGAATGTCAGATATTGCATTATTGAAAGAGCGCATATCTGAAAGCGGTATGACTATGGTAACGGTCTCGAAGCGTGCCGACATTGGCAGAGTTACCTTATATCATAGGCTCAACGGTCATGGAGAATTTACTGCCCCGGAGATCGTTGGTTTAACTAAAGCGCTCAATCTTTCAAAGGCTGATAGGGAGAAAATTTTTTTCTCCAAAGGTTCAATGTGATTAAACTTTCGGAGAATCGTCATGCCAAAAGTATTTGTTACGAGACAAGAAAAACTGAATAGCGATCTGGCTGCATATATATACGGAAGAATGCGTGTCAACAAGATAACCCAGGAATCTATGGCAAAGCGCCTGGGCATCAAACAGCCTTCCTTAAACTACAAACTTCGACATGGAAGTTTTACATTTCAGGATTTGACAGCGATTTTCGATGTTCTAAAGCCGGATGCAGAAACACTATCAAGAATAATGGGGGTCAAGTAGATGTGGGAAGAAGTAACAATTTGGACTTACATAGGACTGGCATTCATGGCGATTGTGGATATCGCTATGGCGTTATGCGTAGTCTGGATGTTCACCTTGTAAGGACGGGAAATATGTGGATTGTACTAGGAATTTTAATATTAGCGGTTATCGTTTGGTATCCGTGGAAAGGAGACAAAACGTGAAATACAACGATCCAGAATATCGCAGGCGAATCGAGATGCTGTCTGGAATCCCTAACCAATTGTCGAACAAGACTGACGAGGTTGATTTATCAAGGCTATCGGAAGCTGATATGCGAGAGTTTGAAGTCAGACACTTGCTTGAACTGACAGATCAGACCATGAAGATGGATGATTTTGAGCAGATGGCAGTTGCAAGAGGACTGAAAATCGGAATCATCTATTCAATCCTCGGAGAGTACATCAACAGAGCAGAAGAACAGTCAGCAGCAATCAAACAAATCACAGAATAGGGGGCAAGTATGAAGAGAGAAGAAATAAGGGGTGTGCAGTTACTTAATCTGCAATTAGCAAATGTTCAATGGACTATTTCTGAATGGAAAGAATGGTGCAAGAAACACAATGCCGGACTCCATATTGAAGACGGTCGTGTTGAAGGTTATGACTTGGAAGCGGTGAGGTATCACACATGAAAAGTATCAACATCCAAAAGGGTAGGACGGAAGCACCATGCAAAGAGTGTAACGGTCATTCGGAAACGTGTCACTTTGAATGCAAAGCGTACCTTGACTACTTGGACATCCATAAAAAGGAACGAGCCGAGTACAACAAGCGCAAGCATCAAGAAAACCTATCGTATGGCGCTCCGTATAGGACAAAAAAACAGATGGACAACATCAAGAGCAACTTATGGAAGTTCAGGTGAAATATGAAGGGAATCGTTAGGACATTTTCAGATTTACATGGCTATGGGTTCATTGTTGGGGATCGAAACGAGATATTTTTCGCTCACAAAACACACTTCAAATATAAGAATCCAAAGCCGGGAGACATCGTAACATTCGAGCCTACCATAACGGAAAAAGGTTCGAGAGCAATACATATAAGGAGAATCGCAGATGGCAAATGAATTGCAAGTCAAAGAGCAGGGAATAGCATCATATCTGGCTATTCCTGCAGTCCGAGAAAATATAACCAATGTGCTTGGCAAGGATCATGTTGATTCGTTTGTGGCTGATTTGGTCGCTTGTGTTCAGAATAATGAAACACTATCCAAATGCACGAATAAATCAATCTTTTCGTCAGCGTTGTTGGCGAAGTCAATCAACCTTCCATTAACACCGCAGTTAGGGTACTGCTATTTAGTGCCTTACGACAACAGAAAGCAAGTGGATGGTCATACGGAATACGTTAAGGAAGCCACATTCCAAATGGGATGGAAAGGGTACGTTCAGTTGGCTCTTCGGTCAAACAATTACAGAAAACTTGTTGCAACGGATGTCAGAAAGGGAGAAATCGAAGGCTTTAATCCTTTTGAAGACCTTTTCGAGATGAAACCTTTGGACTTTGAAAAACGCAATGCAAAGGACAAAGACGGTCATTACCTAGTTCCCATCATTGGCTACTTTGCAAAGATGGAATTGGTCAATGGTTTCACGAAGGAACTGTATATGACCCAAGAGGAAATGCTTGATTTTGCGACAAGGTACTCAAAAGCATACAGAAATGACCTTAATAAGCACACGCAGTATTCTTTCTGGACTACCAAGTTTGAGGACATGGCAAAAAAGACGATGCTACGGCAACTGTTAGGCAAGTGGGGTCTTCTTACGGCAGAACTTGAGAGAGCATACAAGAGCGATATGGCTGTCATTGATGAAGAAGGCAATCCTGAATACGTTGACAACAAGCCTGACGATCCTGAACCGGTTGTTAATCCGTTTTCGGATGCTATTGATGCAGATGTTATTCCGGTCGAGATCGAGAAAGAAGCTGAAGAGGTATTCAAATGATATACGAGAGCGAAGAGATAAAGAAACTTGTTAAGGCAAAGAAGTTACCGCAAATCACGGAAGAGAACTACTACGAACTTGAGATAAACAAGCACTACATGAGTTTTCATACCTGGGCATCATTCCACGGCACTCTTGGAGTTCCTGCGTGTGAAGCACGGTCAATGGCAGAACTGAACGGAGAGTTTGAGGAAGAAACGAGTGATGCTTTCCTACTAGGCGGTTATGTAGATGCTGCTTTGGTCGGTGGAGAAGGTGAACTTGAATCATTTAAGGTAGCACATCCTGAACTGTTCGTAACACGTGGAGAGCGTAAGGGAGCATTACAAGCAAAGTATGCGGTCGCTGAAAAGATGATAGAGCGATGCAAGCAGGATCAGTTATTCATGGAGTCATTGTCAGGCGAACATCAGGCGATACTTGTCTGCATGATATGTGGAGTTCCGTTTAAGTGCAAAATAGACAGTCTGGTACGTGGCAAAGCGTTGGTAGACCTAAAGACAACACGAGAGATGCACAAGCAGTTTTATATTCCAGACTTCGGACACGTTGACTTTATCAGTTACTACGGCTACATCAGTCAGTTGGCTCTGTATAGAGAGATGGTTAAGGAACTGTTTAACGAGACCTTACCGTGCTTTGTGGCTGCTGTATCAAAGTCAGAATACCCGGAGATCAAGTTAGTCCACATTGATGACCTATCTTTATACGATGCGTGGACGGAGATAAAGAACAGTCTTGAAAACGGCTCAATCGTGGATGTTTGGAAGGGAAATATTGACCCTATCAGATGCAACAAGCCTGAATGTCACTATTGTATGTCTACCGAGGTTTTGAGTGAGCCAATCAACTACAAAGACCTGATTATGATGTGAGGTGCTTATGATAACTGCATTTAACGAATACTGCATCATCTGCAATAAGCCTGCTGAACAGCACCATATTTTCAAGGGTGTGAAACATCGTCACTTGGCTGACGAGGACGGACTGATACTTCCGTTGTGTAAAGAACATCATACCGGGAATATGTCAGTCCACCAAAAGAAGGAACTGAACGTGCTGTGTCAGATCATCGGACAGTTAGCCTACGAGAAAAAGAAATGTGCTGAAGGAATGTCTGAAGAGCAGGCACGAAGAGAGTTCATGTTGAGATATGGGAAGTCATATCTATAAACCGTTGGAACACGGGGCGAAAGCCGAAAGAAACTACTCATGCATAAAGTGTATCACGACATTATATGCCATTCTATTACTTCCTGCGCCCTCATGGGCGTAGGGGAAAGGGGGAGTGTTGATTAAGGAGCGAGTTCCAAAGGTAACGATCCGAGGAACATACTACGGTGATAGAACATTGCCTTCTCTGAACGATTATTTGGCTGAAATAGGCAAGAATCCAAAGGCAGGCGGTAGATTTAAGGCTAGTTATGAAAAAGTCTGCATTTCGGCTATTAGAAGGTGTTTACGTGGATGGAAGGTAACAAAGCCACCGGTAGTATTGCATTACAAGTTTTATGAACACAAAAAAGGCAAGAGAAGGGATGTCAGCAACATATTCAGTTTGTGTGCGAAGTTCTTTGAGGATGCTTTGCAGCAGACACAAGTGATACCGAATGATAATCCTGACTGGATAAGTAACTTTACAACAGAGTTCGCGTGGATAGATGGCGAACCGTACATAGAGATTGAGATAGAGGAAAGGGGATAAATATGACACATAAATCACAGAACGAAATGGTACTGAAGTATTTACAAACACATAAGACTGGAATCACACAGCTTAAGGCATTGGAAAAGTTAGGGGTTCTTCGTCTGTCCGGCAGAATCTATGACTTGAGAGACCAGGGATATAACATCGTAACGAACATGATTGAAGTTAAGAACCGTTATGACGAGATCAGCAGAGTTGCAGAATACAGACTTGTGGAGAGGTAAATATGGCAGAACGAAGGATGTTTGCAAAATCAATAGTTTTAAGCGATGCGTTTCTTGATATGCCTTTATCGGCTAGATGTCTTTACTTCACTCTTGGAATGTTGGCAGATGATGATGGATTTGTCGGCAGTCCAAAAGCAATAATGAGACAATGCGGTGCTAGTCAGGACGACATGGCTGTTCTTTTACAAAAGCGTTATGTTTTAGGTTTCGATTCTGGTGTTATCGTAATCAAGCATTGGAGAATAAACAATTATTTACGTGATGACAGGCATAAATCTACGACATACATCGAGGAATTAACCACGTTAGACATTGACTCAAAAGGTGCTTATACGGAGTTTGGTATACCAACTGCCAACCAACTTCCGGCAAACGGTATACCCAGTATAGGTAAGGATAGTATAGATAAGGTTAATAAAAGATTTGTACCACCAACAGTCGATGAAGTCAGAGCATATTGCCAAGAGAGAAACAACAAAGTCGATCCTGAACGGTTTGTTGACTTCTATGAATCAAAGGGATGGATGATTGGCAAAAACAAGATGAAGGACTGGAAATCGGCAGTCAGGACTTGGGAAAAGAAGGATAACCAAGAACAGAAACCTAAAAACAAGTTCAAAAACTTTGACTCAAGGAGCATGGACTTCTCGGAATTAGAAAGGGTGGCATTTGGGGAATGAAAAAAATAATAATAGGGGTCTTGCTGATATTGCTCATGGCAGTTCCAGTAAACGCAGGAGTTTTAACCAAGAAGGGTGGCGTGAACTACTACGAAGGACGGAAAGAGACGTACTACAATCTTCCGATGGACAGAATCTATGAGAAGGCAGACAAAAACTTCGGATCGCATCACAAACGATGGGTAGACAAGCGTGGAGTTAAATACTACGGAACATACATCATAATAGCTGCTCCGTTTGATGTGTACCCATACGGAACGAACGTGGAAACGTCACTTGGAACTGGAATCGTACTAGATACCGGGGCATTTGCAGAAACAAATAAGAATCAGATCGACATAGCAGTTGATTGGTAAAGGAGAATCAGAATGATTGAATACAGAAATGAATGCGTAGGATGTCCGCAAGGATGTATAAATTGTGGCAGGAAGAAAGTAAAGGTTTTTGTCTGCGATGACTGCGGAGATGAAGTACAAGACCTTTGGTACGGAAATGACGGGAATATGTACTGCAAATACTGCATTACTGGGTACATCGACAAGGTGGTGGTGGAATGAAAAAAAATAATAAACCAAATGTATACAAATTCATAGTTGACGACAACGGACAATATGTTTTGACGGCAAAGGGAAATGTAAATTTGTACGGAGTCGAAAGAATTTTAGGCAAAGTAAAAGTTAAGGGCGACAGAAAAACATATGAGTTAATTGAAATTAAGAACAGATACTTTGATGACGATGGGTATTATCTGACAGAACGGAAAAATCTCACATTTGATATTGTAGAACATTTTGTCAGATCACATGATAACGGAGACAGAAGTGTTCAGTATCACCCATTTTATGATGACTTGAAAGATAAAGAATTGTTGGATGATCTCGGCATGGAAGTCCTGACCTACAAGTATTATTATTCCGGGAATGATCTTTTGGCTGATTGCTTTAAGCCAATAAAAAAAATAGATGTAACGGAAGAACTGATACAAAAACTAAAAGAGCAATCAGAAAAAGCAGAACAGTACGCTATGGCATTAAGAGAAAGCAGATTAAGCAGACCGAAAGCGGTTTGGGAAAGTCTATAAAAGGTGGTGTTTGAATGAACGAGAAAAGCCAGATCAACAGAATCAAGACAGTAATAGAAGCGTGTGAAGAACTGAAGAAGGACGTACTACCGATGTTCTACGAAATGGCTGAATTAACTGCTTATGAGCGCATAAAGAAGATCGTATACGGGGAAGAAGGTGAGGAACCGAAGAAAGGCTTTGAAAAGTGTTCGGAGTGCAAGTACAAGGACGCTGACTTATGCAAGACAGAGCCTTTACACGAAGAAGACGAGGATGGCAACTGCGTTGACTTTGTGAAGGAGAGCGAATACCACGCTGACCCATACCATGCTGATTTTGCTTGGGATGTGAAAGCAGTTATAGACAATATGCGAAAGGAGAGCGAATGAGGTTAATAATTGATATACCAGAAGATGTATATACAAGACTTTTCGATAACGGAATACAAGATAATGAAATAGCGGTTGATGATATTTGCGAAATGGCAAGGTCATTAAGACTTGGCACACCTATACCCGACAATGCGACAAATGGGGAAGTTGTAAAATTTATATTTAAAAATACTCTTGATAATTTTATCGATCGTACAACGTGGGTGGAATGGTATAGATGGTGGAACGCACCATATCAGAAAGGCGGTAAGGAATGAGGTTAGAAGATATGTCTTTCACGGACTATCTCATGGCTGAATGTGATTTGAGAGAAAGGCAGAGGAAAGAGCGAATGAAACAAGCAGAGTTTGAGAAGTACGCAAAAGAGCATAATCTGTTCGTCTGTTCTACAAATGTGCTTGAGCAGATAAGGGCAGAGATTGAAAGACAGAATATTGCAGATTTTATAGCGGTTCAGACAGTTATCGAGATTATCGACAAATACGCAAAGCAAGAGCCGATTTCTGTTAGCGTGAGTGAAAAAGAACCAGACGAAATATCCGAAGAAGTCACATTGAGATTTTTCAGAAACTCATTAAAAGTAAGGTGGCAAGATTTAGTTATTTACAATGTCGAGTGGCTGAAAAAGAACTGGCAAATGGAAATGGATATAGTTTGCGGAGTAAAGCCGTGTGATGATGTTGTGAGCAGACAGGCGGTATATGAAATACTAGAGGGAAATTGGAATACGGATTTTCTTCGTGCAGAAGTGGAGAAATTACCGTCCGTCAGACCGCAAGAGCCAATGGAAAAGCAAATGGTTGAGAAAACCTGTGATACTTGTGAGTATCGTACAGCCGTTTTTATGCCTTGTAATGCATGTGAGGATAAAAGTGAGTATGAGCCACAGGAAAGTGAGGATAAGGAATGAAACAAGGTAAATGCAGAACTTGCGAGTACGGGGAAGTATACAACGATTCTTGGTGCAGATGCCAACATCCTATTATCGGTGGTGTAAGAATAGAAATATCTGATAATTGCATAGCAGAAGAAGTTATAGAGGTCAACAGAAAATACAAGGCAGAAAGAGAGGGTAAGAAATGACGCAAGGAGCAATAGACAGTCTGATTACGCTATGTAAGTGCCTGCTGATCGGTGGAATTATGACCGTGGTGGCAATTTTGGTGGACAAATGGGAAGAAAGGCGAAAGAAGAAATGAGAACGTGCGAATTTTGTCAATACGGCGGAGACGAATGTTATCTTCTGGAAGAACCGATTGAGTACGAATCAAGCGGTATGACAATAAAGGAGAACTGTCCGATAAGACATGATAAAATACCGATTTCACATGATGGATGGAAGGCTTGTAGAAGCGAAGATAAATCGCATTGATAATGCACTTCCGGCAATAAACAAAAGAATAGAATATCTGATAGAGAGGATGGAAGAATGCGAAAAGGAGAATCCATGTTCAATGAGTTCCACGAAGACATCGAACGATGGTGCAACGAAGGACTGACCGTGAAACAGATGTGGAATAAGTTACCGCCCGGTTACACTTATGACGGACTTTATACATACATTCGTGTAAATTTTATATACGGGAAGTGGGCAAAGGAACTAGATGTGAGACCGAAATGCAAAAGCTGCGAGTATATGCACGAAGTCAGGAACGCCAAAGGAAGATACGATAAAGCGTGTATGCTATGTACTAAATCGTGGCAAATGATTAGCGCAAGCGTCAGGCATAGTCCTAGATGGTGCGAGAAGGGAGATAATACATGATTACGGCAAGACATTACGAAGAGAATATAAGAGAAATTCTGACGGAGATTCCGAAGGAGCAGCAACCGGAAGCAATTAAGAAACTAATGATGGACACGCTAGATAGTTTAGGCTATGAGTACGGCAACAGACTTTTGAGAGAGGAGAAAGAAAATGGCAGATAGACACGATTATACAAGAGAATTATGCATCCGATATGATGAAACAGTAAAGGAACTGCTTGAAATAGCGAAGAAACGCAAGGTTGACTTATCCAGGATCAGGATCAGCAACAAAGAAGCCGAAAGATACCGTCAAACCTATGTGTTCTACAACTGAAACAAAACGGTTCTTCAAATGAAACGCTGATTTCAAGCATAGAACTACCATCTGTGGCTTGCGTATTGGTACAATTAAGGCACGAAAGGAGATAAGCCTATGAATGATACCTTTACGATTACACAAGCGGTTTTAGAAGGCATTTTGGAAGATATAAGAACAGAAATAAAAGAAATGGCAAGAATATACGATAGCAAGGACTTATTTGGAGTAGCATATGGGAAATTTGCTGATAAGATAATTGAAAATGCCATTGATAAGTATTTGGAATAAAAAAGCACCCCGGATTACTCCGGGGTGTATTCATGTTGATCTTTGTATAAATCAATGTATTCTGGCACGTTCGCTTTGACTATCTCTAAAAACTCATCAAGCGACTGCTGCTCAACGGGCATACCGAACATGAAGTCCTTAATACCGTATTCGCTATTGTAAAGCCATGCTTCGTATGTACCATCGACCTTGAAGATGTCAATCATGTAATGGTCTTCATAACCGTATGTGTTAATCCAACATAAGTCCAATACTTCTTTCATTTTGCTACTCCTTTCTAGTACGCTTCCTGACTCTCTGCAAGTAAATCCTGCTCTATAATTCGCACTCAATAAGATTTTCCATAAAGTCTGACGACAAAAGGTCTAATCCGTGCCAGTCGGTAAGAAGTTTTAATACTTCAATGCCATCAAAACCATATTCTTCGATGATTTGCTCCATAGTTTCATAGTTTTCTGATGTGTTTCTACTTACTTCGTACATATCTTTTCTCCTTTCTAATCACTTGCCAACGGTGGCATCCCTTTTTCGTAGCCGTCTGCTGACCACGTAGCTTTCCATGATGCACCAACAACCTTATATCCTGCCAACTCCAGGACTTCCCTTAAATCATCAGAGTGTGTTGTTCCGTCCTCTGCAATATCAAAAGAAAACTGTGCTACATACGTGTATTCGTCCATAATAACTCCTTCCTGCCCGTCATGCCGATAGCACAGCAGTAGTATCATTCTGTGATTCCGATAAACTCTAACGCCCTAATAATCAAGTCCATCTGCGTGTCATCAAACTGTTGTGACGATATAAGCGCATCTGCCACTTTTTCGGTCTTGATTGAGCAGTTTATCTCTTTTACTGCTATAACCTCACCGTTTCCGTTCACAAATTCCTTTGCTTTGTCCTCGTTCTCAGCCGGAACCGCAATTTTATAAACGTCATTTCCGTCATCCAGATAAACATAATATTTTCTCATAACTGCACCGTCCTTTCTAATAGGCTTCCTGCAACTCAAGCATGATGTCGGTCATATACTCGTTGTAACTGTCTATGATCTGTTGCATGGTTGTTTCAATGATTTTTCCCTTCAGGTCGTTTTTGCCGATTTTCTCTGCAAAAATGTCTTTTTCTGCCTGTCCGTGGTAAATGCTGATAGGTCTGTTATAATTATTCATACTGTTCTCCCTTCTACTTCTGCTTTTGTTAATTCGTACTCTTCTTCGGTCAGATATGAGTACGACTGCAAAAATTCCTCTTTGGTCAACTCATAGAAGTCGTACATTTTGTCTTCATCATCCGCAAAACTCCTATATTTGTTAAGTTTCCACCATGCGCTTGAGTCAATATCACTTGAGTAAATAATCTCGTCAAGCACGTCTCTGATATGCTTTGCCAGTTCGTCAACGTCTATGAGCATATCTTTTGGACTTAAATGCCTATCCTCTGCGTAGCCTTCTTGCATATAGTGATAGCGCACGAAAATCTCTGCAAATGTCTCATCGTCACAACCATCGTGTAAGTATTTAACAACCTCGTACATATCCATTTTTCACACCATCCTTTCAAATCTGTACTATCGCGTAACTGTCTGAATACCGACAAAGGGCAATTTTTGCACCCCTAAATGTCTTGTAACGCTTGTGATGAAACTTCTTGCCGTTATAATACATATCAAGCACGGCTTGACCATCGTTATGGACTGTGATACAACCATAATCCCCGTAAAAGCCATTGTATTTATATCTTTTCATGCAATTCACCTCCTCACAGAATCGCGCAATATGTGTTTACTTCAAACGATGACGGCTCTATTCCGTACTCGTCTACAAGATAGTCGTCAATACAGTATTTTGCGTCTGCTATTGCTTCTTCCTCGGTCTTAAAAATATCATCTCCAGAATCAAGAACCGGTTTGCCATTTAATAGAATTTCATAAATCCATTTATTCATAGCCTGCTCCTTTCGTTAGTAGTTGCAATTCGTCAACATTAGCAGTTGCTCGTCTTGGTGCTTGATGGTATACATAGGCTGTATTCTTTTCTTGATATAGCGAATATCATTAGCGGTCAAATCCGTGTTTTCTCCGTCCTCATTCACTTGACCGCATATAATTAAATTGCCTACAAACATCACACGTCCGATGTCGTCAATGGCTGATATTAAGGGGTCGTCAACAAACGTGCCTTCCTCGTCACAAATCACGTCATAATACTTCCTGCCTATTCTTCGTGTGACAATTTCAACCCAGTTACAGCCGATTAAGTTATAATAATCTTCGAGTGATTCAGGGTTTACAACCCGCGTGCTTTTGTTAATTGTGTCTAATAATAATGCCTTCATGCTCTGTACCTCCTTAAAATGCGTATCCTGCTTTATAGTATTTATCAACCACTTGTTCAAACGAGTGGTGTACGTATATCCAGTCAGGATGTCCGTCAATTTGCGCCCTAATCGTGCCGTCGTCCTGCTCTGTTATGGTCACTCGCTCGCCCATGATGTTCGTTAGGACTTCCTCTTTTGGCTCGTCAATCGTGTAAAGGGTTTGAAGATAACTCTCGTTTGCCATTTTTAAGGCTTCCTCAAGCGTGACAAGTCCACGCTCATATGCGTCTATTGCCTGCTGTCCGTATAACTTCATGTACGCTCCAAAATCCTTCTTGAAATCTTTAACTTTCATGCTTTCATTCCTCCCATTCTGTATAATAGATTCCGGTTCCTTCAAAGCCACCGACCACATCAGACGTTGTAATATAATAACCGCCGTACTCGTCCTGCTCGTCGTTGCCTAGTACCATCCACTTATGCTTTCCGTACTCTTTGTCCATAAATTTTTCAAAGCACTCTTCGTGGCAGTAAAATGTATAATCGTTATTAGTCATTCCCTCATGAACTTTTTTACCGCATACTGCGCATATTCTTTGCATAATCGCTCCTTATCCCCCCGTCATGCCGTTAGGTCAGCTTCTACGCTATGGATTTATGCTTCAAGTAAATCTAGTAAGTATTCGATAACCAAATCAGGGTCATTCTCCATATCGCGTGCTATGTCGTCCACGGTTTCGTAATCACGGTCCCACGGATCGACAAAGTTATATAATCTATTAGCCAAATCCATAATCTTTACTTTGTCTCTCATGCTTTCACCTCACTTCCAGTCACCGCACTTGTCGTTCATGCAATCAAGCGGATAATCATGCACTTTACAATTCCATGTGCCGTACTCCTCATAGCAGTTGGCACAATTCAGACAGCACGGACTTGCCTGCCGTTCTCGTTCGTCCTCAATCAGCATATGCTCTAATTCAGCCATGTTCATTTATCTGCTCCTTTCGTGAAAAGGGCAAGGGCTTAAATTTCAAGCCCCTGCCGGTTATTAGTTATTTATTATGCTACGAATCTGTATGCGTGGTTGCTTAACTGCTCTTCAACTTGCACTTGTGTGTCATTGACTTCTTGAACCATGTTGTCAAGCGTAGGGTCGTCAGTTTCGACCACAATGACCTCGTGAACCGATGACGGAAGAACCGCAAAGCCTTTTGGAAACTTGTCCTTGAAGTAGTTAAGCATAGGGATAATAGCATATGCTCCAAAAGCCTTTGTATCGTTTGTGACTACGTGCATTTGTGGTGCATCATCGTCCATCGGCAATTCCATGCCCATCATTTCAGCCATGATTTCAGCCATTGTTTGCACTTTGACCGCCTGTCTTGAATTTTCCTCGGCTATGTCAAGCACCTCGTCAGCAGTCATTCCCAGACCATCAAGTAAAGCGTTATTTATTCTTACTGAGCCGTTCTCGATGACGTTCTCGATGTACGGCACGATGATTAAGTCCTCGAAGCCGTATTTTTCGGCACTTCTGAAAACCTCGGCATTGGTGGATTTATTATATAGCCTTGCCCTTAAATGTTCCGTGACAAAATCCTTGTCCGTGAAAACGCTTGTGTCGATAGACGGTTTAGCCTTTTCTTTCGCCAATTCACTTACTTTTTCGGCTACCTCGTCAACTGTTAATCCTTCCTCGATCATTTTGTCGATATAGATTACTGTTGCCACGTTAGAGTCTTCAGACCTCACTTCGATGCCTGTTAAAACTACTCCATTAGCCTTTTCAAACTCTTTTGCTACTGCTCCCTCGATAACCTCTGCTACTGCCTTTGCGAATGTCATGTTTGTCATAATTTTTTCCTCCTAGAATTTTATTATTATTATTTGTTTGTAGTTAGTTGCTGGTTTAAGGGTTGCCAGCGCCCTTTGTTTTTATTTACTTGTCGTTGAAGATGTATCTTGTTGCTCTTTCAGCGTATGATGCAGCACTTACTAAAAGGCTCTTGTCATTCTTGAGTGCTTTGAGCCATCCGCTGATGTAACTTGCACTGTTCTGCACCGTTTCGGGTGTGTCAATTCCAAGCCTTGCGCAACACATCGCCGAGCCAAGTTCAGCCACAAGTTCCTCACGGCTATAATCTTTACTGCCAAAAGATGCTAATTTAGCGTCTAAACCACGGTTAAGTCTTGATGTGTGACCTGTTGAGTGTGTCACCTCGTGGAACAGCGTGCTATAATACTCGTTTGGATTCTCGTATTGAGCCAACATAGGCACTTCGATGTAGTCCAAGATAGGACTATAAAAAGCCTTGTCTGACTGTCTGTCGGTGATAATAGCCTTGATTCCTGAGAAGTTCTTGTATTCAGCGATGACCTTTTCAGCGTTTTTGAGCGGATTCGGTCGCCGTCTTGCAGGCATTTTAGGCTTAACATAGCCGTCTACCTGACTTTCGTGGAATACCGGATATACACGAGGGAACCATCTACGGATTTTCTTCTCGTTTTCTACTTCGTTGCCATTCTCGTCTTTGTCTTTGTTCTTGAACGTGTAGTCCTTGTAAAACCACTCGATGACGTAAGATGCTTTAGCGCCTTTTTTGACCTTGCAGTCCAACTCTTGCCACTGCTTGAAACTTGCATAAGCACCCTGTTTACCCAAAGCGATCTGGTTCAAGAAAGAATAATACTTCTTGTTTTTGGCGTTATAAGCGCCTGATACCGCTTTCCAACCCTTTTTCCACGGAATCGTGCCCTTTTCCAGTTGTGCGATAATCTCGTTTGTGACCTTTTCGTACAGTTTGTCAAAATTCTGTTTTTCCATAGCGTCTCCTTCTCCCCGTATAGCCTGATAGGACAGCATAAATTTTATTTTATATACCGCTAGCGGTATACAAGTTCATGCAAATAACTCATAACCCATAGAGATATACTGCTCTACGTAGACCTCAAACACGTAAATGATCTCGTTATCCTTTACCATCAACATATACTTGTACCTCCTGATAATATTATTTTATTTATTTACTGTTGCACTCACCTTTACTACGGACTTGTGACCGTCACGCGCAAGCGTGGTAGGTTTACAACATTTTTAAGTCATGTCTACTTTTACACGTTGCGCTAGTGCTTTTCACACACTCGAGCGTAGGACGATTTCACTTCATGACTTGGCTTGGTACGCATATATGCGCTACTTATCCGCCTGTTCGCTATGTGGGCATGTGGCATGTGACATGTGGCGTGTGGCATGTGCTTGTGTGCCGTGTGATGTGACCGTGTGTCGTGTGCCGTGTGCCGTGTGGCTGTGTTCGCTTTCGATGGTGCTATCATATCACGCTAGCGTCAGACCCGTCAAGCACTTTTTTTTCGGCAGACCCCCAAAATCGACCGCAAACCCGCATAAAACCTGGCGAAAAAAATTTTTCCGACCGACCGATTTCGACGGCAAAAAGTGACACGGCGTGATCATTCGGTGTGTGGCAAAAAGTGACACATCGTGTCGCCGAAAATTGACACGGTGTGTCGCAAAAAACTGACACAACGTGGCAAGGGAAAAGCGACACAATGCGTCAAGCCTAGCGTGGACACAATGCGTCAGGCTTGAGCGTGTGCTATGATTCAGGGAAGTTATGATAGACATATAACGCTATATAGTTTATAATATATTTATTCAACAGATAATTTAGCCTTTAGGAGAGTAGTGAAATGCCTGATAGCGATGCGCAAAAGCGTGCGAAAGCGAAGTACGAAAGAAAAGTATATAGCAAAGTATTATTGCGCTTGCGTAACGATAAAGAGCCTACTAGGGATAGTATAGCAGCGTGTGCGCAAGCGTGCGGAGAGAGTATGCAAGAATATATTATAAAAGCTATAACCGCGCGTATGAAAGAGCAATAGATCGCGCGTGTGCGCGCAGGGTGAATTGTTTTTAATGCGCGCACCGGTATAATTAAATATATAAAATATATTAAGGCGTGTTTGTCCTTGTGTGGCAGGCACGCCTTTTGTATTTCTGGGAGTAACGATGAAAGAAGAAAAAACTAAAACACGTGCGCAAATGATAATAGACGGTGATATAGAACCAGAGAATCCGCGCGAGCGCGGTTTATTAAATCTCCGCAAACGTGTGCCGTTTAACCAAATGCCCGAGGATAAAGTGCGTGAGATAAGGCGAAAAGGTGCGGAAGCCGTCAACAAGTTGCACGGTGAAAAGAAAACAGCAAAGCAAAGCATAGAGCGTATATTAACCCTCAAAGTTGATGACAATATAATCGCAGGCGCGGATATAGACCCGAAGGTAGCAGAGAAGTTAAAGAGAGATAATCCTAATGCTACGTTGTATGACTTAATACAGGCTGTCGCAGTTGGGCGCGCTCTTGATGGGAATATAAAGGCTATGGAGTACGTAAGAGACACGCACGGCGATAAACCGACTGACAAAATCGACATCAGCGGTCAAATCATGAGCGACAGCGACAGAGCGCTACTTGAAAACGTGAGCGCGCGTCTTGATAAATCTGAATTAACTGTTGTTAAAGACGTGTGCGAGGATGCGCATGAGGACTGACGCATTGTGTAACTGTTCGCAAAAGCCGTGTTTTGCGCATAGATGGAAAACGGCTGAAACCCGCATGGTTGACACGTTTGTCGGCATTTCGGAAAGCGGAAAACGGGGAGAGGTTGACATAAAGATGCACACAATGAGTGCCCTTGTAAATTTTTTATGTAGTATATAGCGAAGTATAGCGCATACCTGGGCATACCCGGGCACACACCCACCCCCCACCCGTGCGCGCGCGGATCGCGAACGAAAGGAAACCCTATCCTGCTAGCAAATTTTATAAAAAACCCGAAGTGTTAACACCGGGCGAAAAAGTGTTAACACCGAGGAAAGAAGGGGAGAAGCATGACGGAAAGCACGAAAACACTGGGGATACGGTTAGATGTAAGGGATAAAGAGAAGCTGCAGAAGTACCTAAACAGGGAAAGCGCAGAAGCAATTTTAAGGCAGATCGAGCGCGGAGAAATATCACTTACAAGAAAAGGCGTAGAGTTTATGCGTGTTAACACCGAATCGGAAAGTGTTAACACCAATTGTGATGAATGTCCGTATAAGAATGATCTAAACATGAGCGGATTTGATGAAGTGTGTGATTATAAAGGAATAGACCGGCAGAAGGCACTAGATAAATGTGTGCAGATGTTATGGCGCTAAAATTTCAAAAAATTCGTTGCTTCGCAAGAGGGAGATAGATGATAGAGGGCATCAAATTAAATTCATATAACGCAACCTATGAAGAGACGGTGTTTGATGTAGTAGACCGAGGGAAGATATACGAGATCAGGGAGCATAATTCAGGGATATCATTTTTCATTAGTAAGGGGGCATTCAATGACAGTACAAGAAGCAAAAAGAGAGTTGAGACCGCTAAAGGAACTGGCGAAAGACATCCAGTCAGTTGAAGACGAGATTGAGAGACTCATGGCGATAGCCACGAAGATGACAACGACTTACGATCCGATAAACGTGGAGAGTACACCGAAGAATCGGATAGAAGAAGCTATTGTCAAAATTGATGATTACCGGGAGAGATTGTCGAAGCTGCTTTTGGAGATCATCGACTATAAAAACAAGTGCCTGGACAAGATAGAGCAGATTGAGCCAAAATCTCTTCAGAAAATCCTGCTGTATTACTATTTCCAGAACAAGACCATAGAAGAGACCGCAGAACTCATGGGAAAGTCTGTCAGATGGACTTACGAGATATATAACATGGCATTGGAAAAATATTCTGAAATTTTTTAGTTTACATCATGTTTATGCATGTTTTTTTAGTATATTATGTCAATGGAGCAAAAGACACATTGCATAGCGATTCTCCTAAAGGGATAGGGCGGTCGAGTACGGCTGTCCTATTTTCATTGTATGGATTTAGAGAGTTATAAACCGAGTCAACTACGAGAAATTGAATACGATTACTGCCGGAGTCATCTTGAATACTTCGTTGAGAAATACGGGCATATAGAGGACAAGGATGCGGAAACGCTTATACAGCCGTTCAGACTGTGGGATGAGCAGAGAAGCGCATTAAGGCAGTTCAGAGACAACAAACTGAACGTCATATTAAAGGCACGTCAGTTAGGAATCACGTGGTTGGTCCTGCATTATGCGTTGTGGAAGCTGATAAATCCGGGGCGCACGGTCATCGGATTATCGAGAACAGAGGACGAAGCACAAGAACTTGTAAGGCGCATGAGTGTCATTTTGGACAATATGCGCTCTTTGTTTGCTCCGAAAAACGATCAACCTATAAACTGGACTAATGCGTACTGGGAAAATACTTCGCTTATTTTAACAATTCATTTTCCAAATCTCCCCGATTCAGTATTTAAGTGTTTTCCCAGTTCGCCTAATGCAGCTAGATCATTTACTGCCGACCTTATAGTCTTCGATGAATGGGCATTTCAGCAGTTTGCAGAAGACATTTGGAAAGCAGGCTATCCGACTATCAATCGTCCAACGGGCGGTCAGGTGGTAGGATTATCGACCATAGAGCGTGGGTCTTTCTTCGAGAAGGTATTTACCGACCCTGATAACGGGTTCAACAAGATTTTCATTCCTTGGTATGCCGATCCAAGGCGAGATGCCAAGTGGTACGAACAGACAAAACGTACTATGGGAGACATGATAACGCAAGAGTACCCTGCGACCGTAGAAGAAGCCTTAACAGTACCGGGTGGAGCATTCTTCCCGGAAGTTAAAAGGGAAACTCATATCGTAGAAAACGAATTAGAGGGCAAATTGCGGAGATATGTATGCCTTGACTACGGTTTAGATATGCTGTCAGCGCATTGGATTCAGGTAGATTCCAAGGGAAATGCGCAAGTTTACCGTGAATATGACGCTCCTGACAAGACGATAGGCGCAGCGTGTGACATTTTACTGTCATTAAGTGACGGAGAGAACATAGAATATTGGCTTGCGCCGTCCGATTTGTGGTCGAGATCGCAGGAAACGGGTAAATCGAGGGCAATTTTGTTCTCTGAAAACGGAATTAACCTTACGAAAACGTCTCGTGACTTTCCTGCCGGTTGTGCATCCATGAAAGAGTGGCTAAAAGTCGTTGATGAACACCCCAAATTGACGATTTTGGACGGTTGTGCGCCTAACCTATACAGATGTTTGCAGAAAATCCAAAAGGACAAGAAAAGGGCAAATATCTACGCTAAAGACCCACATGAATTAACGCATGACGTTGACTCATTGAGGTCTTTTTGTGTTTGGTGGGTACGTTCACCAGAGGTGGACTACGAGAAAATTGAGACGAGATACCACAATTCGATCTTGGAAGACATCGAAAACGCAAGTGGAGACGATAGAGAGTATCTGTTAAAGAAGTATGGAGAACCCGTATGAGGTTGAAAACGCTCATGGAGAAAGCAAAGAAGACAATAGCACCAAGTCCTGAAGACAAAAAGAGAGATAAGTGGCGTGGAAAACTTGAGAATGCAAGGATTGCGTACTCAAGCACTCTGTCAGAAATCAAAAAGATGCAGGGAATCTACGAAGGCACACGTGAAGTCAACGGAAACCCGAACACGAACGTCTCTGCAAAGGATTTGGCTATCAATGTCCGTAATATCGCCTATGAATTGATTGAATCCCAAGTAGATTCTTCGATTCCGATGCCGAAAGTAACGGCTCTGCACGAGGGAGACGAGAATTTAGCACGTGCAATCGAGAGATCGTTGGTGAATAAGGTCAAATTACTGAAACTTTCTATCTTAAATGACCAGATGGAGAGGACAGTTCCGGTTCAGGGCGGTGACTTTTTCCTTGTAGAGTGGGATAACACGATGGGATTTCACTCAAATTACGGTGATGTGAACGTATTAGAGGTTGCTCCGAGACAGATTATTCCTCAACCGGGCGTTTCTGACATTGAAGACATGGATTACATCTTTGTTCAGACTGCTCAAACGAAGAAATACGTCAAGGATAAGTACGGAGTAGACGTTGAAGACGCATCAGAAGAGTACAAAGACATCCGTGGAGCGGAAGGCGAGAACGGATTAGACACCGATATCGTCACAGTCAACACGGTTTACTACAAAAATGATGACAAAATCGGACGTTTTGTGTGGGTTGATGACTACACTCTGGAAGATTTAGAGGATTATCAGGCACGAATCACGAGAAAATGCAAAGAATGTGGCTATGTGACGGAAGAAAAGGTTTGCCCGGTGTGTGGATCGAAGAAATTTGAAGAGACCGCAGACAAAATGCAGACCATTACGATTCCGTTAATGAGAGAAGAAGGTTCTGACCCGATGACGGGAATGCCGATGACTGTCGCTGCCGAGGAAGTAGTAGAGATTGAATACTATCAGCCGAAGTGCTTTCCGATTATTGTCCGTAAAAACGTATCAAAAAGCAATTCCTTGTTAGGTTTTAGTGATGTAAAAGTCATTGAAGACCAACAAGATTTAATAAAGAAGGTCGGTTCTAAAGCTGCTGAAAAGACGTTAAAGGGCGGTTCAATCGTCACATTACCACGTGGAGTTAAGTTAGAGACCACGGATAGGGAATTAAAGATTGCACGTCTTGACGATCCACAGCAGAAAGCCATGATTGATGTCTTGAATATGCAAGTAAACATCAATCAGGACATGACGATGGTGAACAAAGCCTATGAAGATGCACGTTCTACGTTAGGTATTACGGATGCGTTTCAGGGTAAATACGACCCGTCTGCGGTTTCTGGTACTGCAAAACAGTATTCCATCAACCAGGCAGCCGGACGTTTGGAATCCAAGAGAGTTATGAAGAACGATGCCTATGCAAAACTGTACGAGATGATGTTCAAGTTTTGGTTGGCTTATGCCGATGATCCTTTACCGATTACGGGTAGCGGAGCAAATGGAGAGCAGGAATTTGACATTCTTGATAAATCCGACTTCGTTAAGCAGGACGCAGCAGGCGAATGGTACTGGAATGACGAGTTCCTATTTGAAACCGACCCTACGTCTACGATGATGGCGAATAGAGAAGCCATGTGGCAACAGATAGACATGAAGTTACAGAGTGGCGCATTCGGGCAGTTAGGGGCATTAGAGACCATGAGATTATATTGGTCGCTGATGGAGAAGAACCATTATCCGAATGCCGGAGACGTATTAAGCCAAATCGAGATGATGATGGCAGAGCAACAGCAACAGCAGGCTATGATGGCACAGATGCCAACGGAAGGAGTAGCGAATGAAATGCCCGTTATGCCAAGTGGAGATGCGAATTACCCGATCCCGTAACGTGGTCGAGCATGATGACACTCCCAACGAAGAAACAAAGTTATACGTTGAGCAAGAATTAAGTTGTCTCAATAAGAACTGTTCAAATTACAAGAACGTGATGCAGACAGTCAGAAATGAATTACCGATTGGCTAAAAAGACCGCAAGGGTCTTTTTTTAGTTGATAAATTCGCAAGCCGAGAGCGTGAACATGGCTAAAGAAAGGAAAACTGAATATGAAAAAGAATCTTCTTGACTACGATTTGCAGTTATTTGCAGACGAAGCCGAAGGCGTAGAAGACCAGACCACCGCCGAGTCTGGAGAAGAGGAAACGTCCGAAGAGACGACCGAAGCCGAAGGCGAGGAAACAGGCGAAACAGAAGAGGGTAACGCTGAACCCACCGAGCAGTCAGCAGAGGAAAACGCACGTTATGCAGCGATCAGGAGACGTGCCGAGGAAGATGCACGCAGGAAATACGATGCACAACTTGGTCAGATGAATCAGAAGATCGCAGCTATGTGCAGCGGAGTTACGCATCCCGTGACTGGACAGCCGATTACGAACGTCAATGACTACATTGATGCGTTGAGTATTCAGCAGAGACAAGCGCAGGAAAGCGAACTCAAAGAGAAGGGTGTTGACCCCGGTTTAATTGACCGCATGGTAGCATCCAACCCTGCCGTATTGCAGGCGCAAATGTATATGGCGCAGATGCAACAGCAGGAAGCAGTAAATCAGATACAGAGAGACGTTGAAGAGATTTCCAAACTTGATCCGAGCATCAAGTCCGTGGAAGACCTTGCGAACTCTCCGTATAGAGATGAACTTGTTGCGTACTGTCAGCAGCACAATGCAACTCTGACGGATGCGTACAAGGTACTGCAATTTAGCAATCTTCTTTCCAACAACAATGATGCAGCGAGACAGCAAGCCATCAATCAGATGCGTGGGAAGTCACACTTGCCGAGTCAGACTCAAGGTGTGGAAACGGGCAACGATGATGACGTTGAAGTTCCTGCGGAAATCATGGGTCGTTGGAAATCTGAAGGAAAGACAGAAAAACAGATTCGTGAACTGTATAAGTCAGTTGCGAAGAAACTACATCTATGAAAGGGGTAAAAAGGTATGGCATTTGAATTTTTACGAGCAGAAAATAACG